GAAGAGAAATGGTTAAGAAGTTCCATCGAAAGTTTATCAAATATAGTTTGGTGTGACGATATTTCTTCTTATATTTGAATACGATTACTTATAGAAAGTATAAAAGAAACTTTTATGATCATTGAAATTGATACAGAGAAGCTGTTGGCCCATGGGTTTACAGCTGATGAGTTCCTGTTCTTATCTATGCTTAATCGTGACCATGATTCTAGTGACTTAAAGTTAATTATTGACCGTGAGAAATTGCAAACCAACGGTTGGATTAAGTTGGGAGAGGAGGACGATTGTACATTGAGAGAAAAATTTAACGACGAATTCTCAAGTACAGAAGATGTCATATGGCACGGCCTCCTTTCTCACTATCCACTCAAAGTCATAGCTAACGGAGCAGTCAGAATACTTAGAGCTAAAGATCCCAGCTCTAAGGCAAATGCAAAAGCCAAAAGTCGTTATCTTAAATACATAGGAAAAGATAAACAAAAGCACGAACACGTTATAGAGTGTCTGCAACGAGAGCTCCTATTACGTAGAAAAGGTAATAACCTAGGATTTATGCAGCAGCTAGAAACTTGGATTAATAATCACACATGGGAGAAGTACAGTGATTTAAGTGATGGAGAACAATCCAAATCAAAACCTGAGTCATCAGGCTCAGAAGGTAGAATCACAAGGCAACTTTGACGACTCGTTAAAGGATTTTAGACACATCTCGTTATCAGTAGACAAATCAATCGAAGAAATTAAAGCAGCCCAAAGTGGCTCTAGAGTTGTCTTCCCTACTGGTTGGCCGAGATTGAATAAGAACTTGCTAGGTGGACTACAGAAAGGTAAGATGTACGTTATTGCCGGTCGTCCTGGTGTAGGTAAATCTGCATTTTCAAACCAATTAATTTTCGATGTACTCGATAACAACAAAGACAAGAAAGTAATAGTTCTGTACTGGACGTTCGAGATGCCTGACTATCAGCAGATCATGAGAGCTGCATCAAACAAGGCACAACTCCAGTTTTCACAGTTATACAGTGTCGACCAACAGTTATCAGCAGAGGGATTAAAGAAGTATGAAGATGCAGTAGACAGCTATAGGAAGTATCCTATATTCTTCTGCTCTATTCCACAGAACATGGTGAAGATTAAAGAGATTAACAACAAGGTGTTTCAAAAGCACCCTGAACACACAATCATTAATCTTTACGACCATTCGAGATTGATTCTAGGCTCAGAAGACACAGAGCTTCAGAAGCTGAATCAAGTATCGAAGACATGTATGTGGTTGCAAGCAAGAATGGGTAGTATTTCTATCCTGTTGTCACAGCTAAACAGGAATATCGAGCAAGAGTATCGTGCCAAACAACAGTATCAACCACAACTTACAGACCTATTTGGTGGTGATTCTATTGGGCAAGATGCTCACGTAGTGATGATGCTACAAAGACCATTCGACCTTTACGGTATTACAGATGCTTATTGTGGAGAGGATCCTGAAGGGTTGTTAGCCTGTCATATCGAGAAGAATCGTGATGGTCAATTGGGTATGATTCCCTACGAAGCTGATTTGTCAACATTTAATTTGACAGAAAGAGTGAAAAAGTAAATTTAAAATTTGACAAAAAATGGAGTTAGTACTGCCAACAGAGAAGGTCGCTGCCCTTCGTAAGAGTCCGAGACACATGATTATCTACGGACCACCAAAGATTGGTAAAACAACAGCACTGGCTAAACTTGATGGATGTCTTATCATAGATCTAGAGCAAGGATCGGATATGGTAGAAGCACTTAAAGTTAAAGCTGCAAACTTGAAAGAGTTGAGTGAAATCGGTAAAGCAATTATGAAAGCTGGAAAGCCTTACAAATATATTGCTATCGATACCTTGACTCAATTAGAGGTATGGTGTGAATCAGAGGCTAAAGAACTCTATCGTCAAACTCCAATGGGTAAGAACTTTGATACTGATAACAAAGGGTTATCTGTTCTTAGTCTTCCTAACGGTGCTGGCTATTTGTATCTACGAATGGCTATCAAGAAGTGGATGGATAGATTAGAGACTTTGTCTGAACACATCATTTACATCGGTCACTTAAAAGATAAGCAGATCGAGAAGAAAGGTAAGGAGGTATCAGCTAAAGATTTAGATTTGACTGGTAAGATCCGTAGTATTGCTTGTGCTAACTCAGATGCCATCGGCTATGTGTATAGAAACGACGACAAGACTATGATCTCATTCAATTCATCTGATGATATCACTGCTGGCTCACGTTGTGAGCATTTAAGAGGTCAAGAGATGGAGCTTGACTGGAGTAAAATTTATATTGATTAATTAAAACCCTAGAAAATGTCTATCGAGGCAAACATTCAACAAAATCCAACTGTTGCAAATACTGCAACAACTGAAGGTCCTATCGTATTAACGGTAACAGGAATCATTAATGACTTAAACGACGGTATCGATCGTGATGGCATTGCAACTAAGTATAACTTGACTAAAGCTGAAGTTACTGAGCTATTCAAGCACCCTAAGTTGACTGGCCTACGTGCTCGTAAGAAGATTCCAGTACGTTTTACATTGGTAGATGACACTGTTATTACTAAGAGTGAGGCTGCTGCTGTAGAGTCTGATCCTAATCAATTAGATTTGATGGATGCTATTCAAGAGCATGTAGCTACTGAAGAAGCAATCAGCAACTGAGAGTTCCGTCAGCAACAGGACATTGTGTATAGAACATATTTTCGTTAATTTAAATTCAAAACAAAATGGCAATTGAGTCAAACAATTCAGAAGAAGTAGTAGCAGGTGGTGGTTATCAGTTATATACTGGTATTGCTGCTGTTAGTGTAGTAGCAGTTAATCCAACTCAATCAGAGTTGCAAGCTATTGGTATTAATGCTAAGGAAGATCCTAAGTACAACGTGGAAATCAATGGAGAAGAGTACAATAAGATTGTATTCTATCTTCGTCACGATGATCCAAACATTACTGTAAGATTTGATATCTTGGCTAAGCCTGAGCACCGTATGTCAAAGAACGGTAAGGCAATGTGGATTAACAACATCGGTCAGATGACTTGGAGTGAAGATGTTCCAGCATACGATTGGTGGAAGAATTCAGACACAAGCCGTAAAGCTTATGTTGGAGAAGACATCCTTGTTAACTTCACTAAAGCATGGGCTAACGTAGCCAATGGTGGTAAGATTAGTTTTGATACTATCGATGCTATCATGAAGGGTGATGTTAAAGAGTTGAAGGAGCTTGTAAAAGCTTTATCTGCTAACAAGTTACGTGTCTTGATTGGTGTTAAAGACGAGAAGTATCAGGTTGTTTACAACCGTCACTTCGGTCGTTTGAAGCCAGCTAATGACATGTTATTTGTCAAAGCTTTGAATGAGGACTACGGTTCTTTCAATGCTGAATACAGCAAAGACCTTAAGTTTGGGGTTTATTCACCAACTTTAATTACGGCTGATACTACGTCAGAAGAGACTCCTTTCAAGGACGACTCTAAGGACGAGTGGGATGCATAATTGAAACCTTAACCAAAAAACAAACAGGGGTTACAGAAATGTGCCCCTTTTGTTTTTAATTTAGCCTCCTTATGATTGAATCAAGAAGCAGTGATGCATACTTGCATAAGGATTCTATTTTGTGTAAGATATCTGAGTACGATATATTCAGATATTATTGTCACAATTTTAAGAATTTTGGTGACAAGTTTTGCAGTGAGTTAAGAGAGGATAGATCTCCTACATGCTCGATAGTTCCTTGGAAAGGGAGAGTTATCTATAAAGATTTTGGTAGTGGGGAAAGTCATGATTGCTTTTCGTATGTACAAGCCAAATTCAATTTAACTTTCTCAGAAGCCATGAGAGTTATTGACACAGATTTTGGGTTAGGTTTACAAAGTGGGTCCGTTATAAAGAATCAAGTAGCTATTACATATGGTACTCAAGAGATTATCGAAAGACGTCCAACCAAGCTTGCAAAGAGAGCAAGAAAGTGGACTCTACAAGATAAAGAATTCTGGGAAAAGTACTATATCACTAAGAGTTTATTGATTAAATTTGATGTCGAACCAATAGATTACTTTTGGATTAATGAAGCACGTTACGTATGTCACACTCCTAGTTATGTATATAACATCAATGGTCGTTATAAAATCTACAGACCATATGAAGCAGAGGGTAAATGGTATAGCAACACTTCTAAAAATGACATTCAAGGGTGGAAGCAGTTAAAAGATAATGGAGACATTGTCATATTAGCTTCTTCTCTCAAGGATGTCATGTGTCTTAATGTATTGGGGTATGAGGCTATTGCTCTACAGAGTGAGATGCAGATGCCAGATCCAAAGTTAATCAGTAATTTGCAGAAGAGATTTAGCACCGTAGCTGTACTATACGATAATGATTTTGAGAAGGAAGCAAATCCTGGTCAAACAATGGCCAATAAAATTTGTGCAGAGTTCAACTTAATTAACGTAATTTTACCAGCACACTACAAATCGAAAGACATCTCTGATTTAATGAAGAATCATGGAATCGAGATAGCTCAGAGAATTGTGCAAATACAACTACCACTTTAATGGCCAAACGACGAACCCCAAGAACTAGATCCAACATAAAGTCCAAAGGATTAACTAAAGGAAAGATCCAAGCAAGACAGAAAGAAGTAGATGGAATTAAATTCAAGTCAATGCTTGAAGTATTCTGCTACAAGAAACTAAAAGAGCTTGGAGTATCTTTTACTTATGAGGAACACTCTTATCAATTGACTGATGCTTTCTACTATCCTTGTCCAATATTTGAGACCAAAGGAACAAGTAAAGAGTTTGTCGATAAGAGCAAGGATAAGATTCGTGGGATTTCGTACACACCAGACTTTGTGAGTCATGATGCAGATGGTAAGCTGCTATGGGTAATAGAATGTAAAGGTTTTGCTAACGACAGGTTCCCAAACACTTGGAAGAACTTCAAGAAGCATTTAATCGATACTGATTCTGTCTGTCCGTTATTCTTACCAAAAGATCAAAAACAAGTATTACAAGTAATTCAGCTCATTTCTGAGCTATAAACTAAGAGGTTATGAGTCTCACTATTAATGAAGACTCTAATTATCTTAAACCACATACTTTTCAAAAGGGAGATTTAATTCTTATCTCTATTGGTAATGGGATGCATTATGGTATCTATGATAGCATGAAATCTGAAGACAAGATTTACTATTATTTTATAGGAGGTGCTTGGCATTGCCATCCCTATGAAAAAGATACTGCAAATGGAGATTCTTCATGGTTGTATAAGAAAATTAACGATCCTTCACAAGGCTCTGTTGATTTTACTAATACTAATGCAAGTAAAAGAATCTTCCCTCTTCCGAAAGAAATGTGCACTAAGAAATTATTAGAGATTCAACACGATTACAAAAAAGCTAGAAACTTATTATGAGTATCAAACAGATTGACAACGAGTTTGTCGGTTCAGACACTGGTGTTGCTAAACGAATTAATCGTGGTGCAGAGAAACTAGTATTTGACATATTACAAGCCACACAGTATTCTACTCCAAT